GTTTTATTTTCTCTTGTTTTATTTTCTCTTGTTTTATTTTCTCTTGTTTTATTTTCTCTTGTTTTATTTTCTCTTGTTTTATTTTCTCTTGTTCCTTTTTTGAACTACTTGAACTATTTGATCCTTTCTTATCACTAGATCCTTTCTTATCGCTAGATCCTTTCTTATCATTCGATCCTTTCTTATCATTTGATCCTTTCTTATCATTTGATCCTTTCTTATCATTTGATCCTTTCTTATCGCTAGATCCTTTCTTATCGCTAGATCCTTTCTTATCGCTAGATCCTTTCTTATCGCTAGATCCTTTCTTATCGCTAGATCCTTTCTTATCACTAGATCCTTTCTTATCTTTGTCTTTCTTATCTTTGTCTTTCTTATTTTTATCTTTGTCTTTATTATCTTTATCTTTGTCTTTCTTATCTTTATCTTTCTTATTTTTATCTTTGTCTTTCTTATCTTTGTCTTTCTTCTCTGGTTTCTCTTTCTCCTCTTTCTCTGGTTTCTCTGGTTTCTCTTTCTCCTCTTTCTCTGGTTTCTCTGGTTTCTCTTTCTCCTCTTTCTCTGGTTTCTCTGGTTTCTCTGGTTTCTCTTTCTCCTCTTTTACTAGTTTCTCTTTCTCCTCTTTTACTAGTTTCTCTTTCTCCTCTTTTACTAGTTTCTCTTTCTCCTCTTTTACTAGTTTCTCTTTCTCCTCTTTAACCAGTTTCTCTTTCTCCTCTTTAACCAGTTTCTCTTTATCCTCTTTAGCTAGTTTCTCTTCATTTGGATTAATTGGCTGTTGATTAATTGGCTGTTGATTAATTGGTTGTTGATTAATTGGCAGTTGATTAATTGGCTGTTGATTAATTGGCTGTTGATTAATTGGCTGTTGATTAATTGGTTGTTGATTAATTGGCTGTTGATTAATTAGCTGTTGATTAATTGGCTGTTGATTAATTAGCTGTTGATTAATTGGCTGTTGATTAATTGGTATAACTACATTTATTGGACTTCTTTGATCTTGTCTTGGACTTGTTATTATAGCACTTGTTGATGCTGGATTTGTTGAAGCTGGATTTGTTGTTGCAGCACTTGTTGATGCTGGATTTGTTGTTAATGTAACTTGTTGAATATCTGATTTTTTTGATAATTTTTCTACTAATTTACAATTGATTGTATTATAATCTGCAAATTTAATAGAATTCATTAGTAATTTTATCATATCATCAAGTATATTGACAAGATTTGGATTTAAATTTATCAATAAAGGAACATATTTTGATACATATGTTTCTGATGTATTTTTATCTATTGAAATTATTATATAAATATTTTCTGATAATTTATAGTTTGATCCATCTGGACTATATTTTAATAATGCTTTATATGTTTTGATTATTTTATTTTGTGTAACTTCTTGTTCCGGTCTAATATTTGATAATATTGATATTTGTAATGATGGATTTAAAATATCACCATATACAAGATATATAGCTGGAAATTGAGATAGATTTTTATCATCATCAATTGCTTGTATTGAATCTGAAAATGTTTGTTTATAAATTACCTTTATCTTTTGCTCAGATTTAATATTATTTTCAAACATAATTGCACCAATTGGTGAAGTAATATTTTTTTTGCATATATTGGGATTGTTTATATCACCATTTGATAAATAAAATAAAATATCATTTAGAATAAAATCATCATCTTTTTTATCAAAATTGCTATTAATAAACTTTGTAGGTATCTTATTTGGTTTATTGAAACCAGGTAATATTTGTTTTAAAATTATTAATTCTCCTTTATCATTTGTTTCCGACATAATTTTGTCTTATTATAATTTTTAACTATATAATATTTTTTATTAGATTATTTTTATTAGATTATTTTTATTAGATTATTTTTATTAGATAATAAAAATAATCTATATGTGAACATATATACATATATATAGATTCATAAATTAATAACATATCTTAAAATTTTGATGGTTTTGTCTTATAACCAAATAATCCATTATTTTTATTTTTTTGTTTTTTATTTTTTCTTTTATTTGATTTTATACGTTTTTCATAACTATATTTACATGACATTCGATTTTTATAGTATTGCATTGTATTCATCTCCTTCTTTTCCTTCATATTTTCTAATACTGAATCCAAATATTCTTCATCAATTTTATCTTCCGTGTATCTCCTAATTATGATGTCAAGACTCCTGCACTTAATAATATGCTCTTGAGATGATGATATAAATTTCTTATCTCCATAAATACCATCTGAATTAAGTGCACAAAAATTTTTATTGAGAAAATAGCTATTAAAAGTTTTGAAAAAGAGTGGACCAGATAGTTTTGGAAGTTCCTGAATATTCATTGGAAAATAAAATGGATAATTATATGGCAAATGTTGTAAATCATCTATCGTATTATTATCCATTTTATTTCCCAAAATACTTTCTGATTTTCTCTGTAAATTTTCAAATGTATCAAAGTCCTCATTGTGCCTATATCTATATCTGGCTAGAGTCGATAATCCAAACTTTGTTTCTGTTACTCTCGATAAACAATTATAGTCCTCGATTATATATTCATACTCCTCATCATCATCATCAGAATCATAATAACTATAATGTCGATGATATCTTCGATAGCACCTAAAATATCTTTTCTCATTACGCTGTCTTACTGATTCTATTTCTTTAGTCGAGATAAACTTTAACAACTTAAGTTGATGTGACAAAACTCTAAATAATGGAGTATTGACAACACCTGTGAATACCTTAGATGAAACTACTTGGTTTGTACGATTATCTTCAAGAATAGTTTCACTACTAACTGGCAATGGATAAGAGTAAATTTCAGCATAGAGAATTGGATTTGAAATGATTTCTAAAACATCAAAAACTTCTCTTAGTTCCATGTCCACATAATAACGATTGTATTCATTGTCAAATATCGATATTATTTTTGATTTTAGATGACTCTGACAATATAGTTGGCCCTTTGCGTGCACAACAGTTGTAAAACCACGATCGATATATTTAACAATACGATTATGAGTTTGTTCATGAATTGGATCAGTCACTATATTCAACTTATAATCAATCGCATATTGGGCCAATTTTGTTTTGTATATGTGTCTAACTGATTTTAAATTTGATACTGATCCACCTAACAAAATCTGTGTAATTGGTAGATCAACAAACTCCATATGTTCATCTAAATTTGCTTTCATATGCAAGATGATCTGAATTTTTCTGGCAATAGGATCTTCAAATACGATATCAATAATAAAACGCTTCAAAACTACATAGTGAGAAATATCTTTGAAACTATTCGAAATTGCCTTCAGAATTATCCTCTGTATTTGCTTTGGATTGTGCTCACCTATACAATAGATATCAATGTCAGAATCAGTATACGAGTTAAGGTTAAACTCTTTGCCCTGGAGCATATGAGCTATCATAACTGCAATACTTCCACCAATATAAAATGGCGAATCCAAAATACGATCATTTGATCTCACACTCAGTAACTCATCAATAAATGCTAATGTTGGTTGATGATTATTTAGTACCCAACACAATAATTGATTAAACTCATTATGTCCATATGTGTCAACCATTAGGTTTGAGCCATAACGATTATCCACTGATTTATTTAAAACCATCAAACGACGATTTAAACTAGATTGTATATTTAGCATAGTGTAAAGATTATGTGATACTAGTTGCACATTCATGTACAAAGATCGTTTGTCCAGAAATTCAAGAATATAATACAATACATTATCTGGTAATGCTTCTAAGACTGATGATTTAACAACTGATGCTGATTTAACAACTGATGCTGATTTAACAACTGATGCTGATTTAACAACTGACCTCATGAGAGAATCAGTGTTTTCTTTAGATTTTACTACTAAACTCATTGGAGATTTAGTTGTCATTGCTGGGATTATAGGGACTGTTGTTATAGTTGGAAAATTTGCTGCAATATTCATAGCTATACAAATCAGTTTTTATTGGTATAATATATATTTTATTAAATTCAACTTTTTATAAATTAATTTTGGTTAAATTTTGGTTAAATTTTGGTAAATTTAGCATACGATATATCATATATACGATCTCCAGGATCTGTTAAATTATACTTATTAATTGGATACAATAATTCTGAATTATTCATCATTATTTCCATATTAATTTTGCTATTGGTTAACATCTTATTTATTATTTTCATATTTAATTCTTTTATCTCAGTTGATCTATTTAATATATCATCTAAATACTGACCAAATACTGTTTTTATATTTCTAAGTGGTATATATATTGATCCTGAGCTATTTATCTTATCTAATAGAGTTTTAATATCAATAAAACTTAAGTCACAACATACTGACCAATCAACTGCTATTAAACCTATTTGATCACCTAATATATCAATTGTCTGACTAAATTGATTACTTGGATAATAATATGAAAACCCATACAAACCAGTTTCATCATTTGTTTCCAAACATATTCCACCAAAGGCAATATTATATCTAGGTTGATGTCTAATTAGATCAGAATCAGTATTTCCAGCTCCAATTATAATTGATATCAAATAATTATCAGTAAAAGATGATTGCAAGATTGTTAGTACTTTAGTTGTTTCTAATTTAGTTAGATTATTTTCTATAGGATCATTTTCTATAGGATCATTTTCTATAGGATCATTTTCTATAGGATCATTTTCTATAGGATTATTTTCTATAGGATCTTTGTTATTAAGATCATTTGAGTTATTAATATTCATTTGCTATATATTAAGTTAAGTCATAGAATAGATAACTTAACTTATGAAAAAATATATTATTTCAATCTTTTTATATGATCAATTAAAAATATCTTTTATATGATCTTTTAAACTTTTATGTAGGTAAATAGTTGTGTAATTGAATATAATTTTTTTTGCAGCATATGTACCAAATATATCTTTTATTTGTTTTTTAAATCTTTTAGGTATTGTTACTTTATGTAGATCATTAAAAACAAAAGCATATGTACCAATATATATAACTGATTCTGGTATTATTACTTTATTTAATCGATTGTTATTAAATGCATAACCACCAATATATATAACTGATTCTGGTATTATTAATTCATCAGTCATATTAATATTCTGAAAAGCATGATCACCAATAAATATAACAGAATCTGGTATTATTATTTTATTTATTATATTTATTGCTCGAAAAGTATTATCACCAATATGAGTAATTATTTTTGGTATAACAATTGATGTTAAATTATTTAAAATAATTCCATCTGTATAAGCCATAAAACCATTAATATATTTAATATTTGCACCAAATTCTATTAATATTTGTTGGTTCCTTTCTATTTCATCTATATTTGTATAATCTGTATTATTTGGTATTGTTCTTAATAATATTTGATTTAAAGTATCAATTGTATATTGATGTGGTTCTTTTAGTGTTTTTTTTTGATATATAATTTTATGATATTTCTCAAATAATTTTTTTATACGATATTTATTATAATAAATATTACATTCTAAATTCTTTTTATGATCTTTTATTACATCAAATCTTTTATTCTTTATTATTGAAATATTTGGAATGTTTGTATTTATACTAGACAATTGTGCAAAATTTGTATCCATTAATAATTTTGAATCTTTAATGATATCAAGAATATATTCATAATTAGATAAATCATACCAATCAGATAAATTAGATAAATTAGCAAATATTTTATTTATAATTCCATGATCAAGATCTCTTAAATTAAATAATTTTATTTTAGGATATTCTATCATTATATCATATTTAATATTAAGTGGAAAAAAATAAATATAATTTAAGTAGAGAAGAATAATATTAATAATAATCAATTTTCACATTTTGTATATTAATATCACCAAAGATTTCCTTGATTCTTGAATCAAATCTTTTTGGTATTCTAATGTATTCTAATGGATTATTAGCAAAAGCATTCATACCAATATTTTCAACTGATTCCGGTATTATTACTTCGGTTAATTGATTTGATTCAAACGCTGATTTACCAATTATTTGTATCGTATCTGGTATTATAATATGTATTAAATTTTGTTCATGTGTTTTTTTCCAATCTTTAAATGCATATTTATCAATAGTTATAACATTTGCACCAAATTCTATTAATGCTTTAATATCTTTTTCTTTAATAGATATTTCTTTTTGTATATATTCTTTATCTGATGGTGTTAATTTAGATAATGGTGTTTATAACTGTATTGATATTGCTCTTAATAATAATCCATTTAATGTTTCAATCATATATTCATCTGGTATGTCTAAGGTATATAAAATGCGCACTGCTCTAAATATTTATTTTAAATATTTTTGTTTATACATTTATAATATTATTAGAAAGAATAATACAAATAATTAAAAAATTGTATATTTTTTTATCACCAAGATCTATTTTAACATATTATAAATATAATAGTTAAAGTACTCGAATATTTTGTAATGGATATTATTCTATTGAATATACAACATGATATATCAGAACAAACAAATACAGCTCAAGAAAATCAAATTGATAATATACCAATACACACAATACACACAATACACACAATACATTTTATTAATAAAATGCATATGATATTTTTTCATTTGTCACTAAACATCATATTATTAGCTATATTAGTTTTGCAAAAATACGAAAAAATAGCTATAGGTATTATCTTCTTATATATGAAAATTTATATTTGTAAATTTGGTGGTAATTATGATCCACGAGTAATTATGAAAATTATAGTAGTAATTTTCATATTATCAGTTTTGATGGCTTTAAATTTTCATATTATATATTGGAATTGGAAATTAAACCAATTAGTGACAGAAATAATTAAAAGTCTTATAATTATTATTATCTCTATTTTAGATGGTATTGTTGTGAATCGTCATATATGGACCATTCTGCTAAAAAATTCAGATAATATTAGAGAAATGAATAGAGAAATATATCTAAAACAAGTAGTAAGTGCTTGTTTAATTTTTATACTAGCTATTTTGCAACTTTTTTTTATTTTTTTCTACTTTTAGAAAATATTCTTAGTAAAAAAATCTCATCGAATGTTTTTTTAATAATTCCTCTGATGTTACTTCTCCTTGTAATAAAATTTTAATATATTCATTTATCATTTTAGCATCATCTATTCTTATATTTGATCCCATCTCTTTTTTAAGTTTATAATAAATACCCATAAATATGGATTCACCTATTTTATATGATATTGCTTGAGCTGGTAGTGCTAAATATCTATATACTTCTTGTATAATCATCAATTTATCTAATGCTAAGTAGCTAGACATTTTTTCAATTACCTCAGTTGGTGATTTCCCTTTGTAATGAATATCAATATCTGCTATTATTCTTAAAATTCTTAATAAATCAGAATCAAGTTCACCAAAATCTGATATCAAATCTTGTTCTGAATGTATTTTTTCAGCAAATAATGCCCATCCTTCTGTAAATGCACAAAATATATCTGGATATAAAACTGTTAAATAATTATTTTTATTATGATGTGCTGATATATCTAATTGCATATGATGTCCTGGATATGCTTCATGCATAGTTAATGCTCTAGTACCAAATTTTTTCTTAGTATACCAATTTGCAATATTAAGATGAAAACAATTATTAGAATAATATCCCTCTGCTGTTTCTGCATTATTAAATGTAATAAATCCACATTTATTTGTCAAAGGAATATTATTTTTTATCATTAGTTCATGATATTCATCTATCTTATCAATATATGCTTTTTTAAGTTCTTCTTCTGATTTGAATCTATATTGTTGATCATTATTCATCATTTTAATTAAATCCTTGTGTGAAAGCTGTGAAAGACTTGTACCAACATTAGGATATATTTTTTTAATTGTTTTTCTTATTTGATCAGTATTATACTTCAAATATTTATGAGCCCACTCATATAAATGCTCTATTTCTGATATAGATTTAAATTTTAAACCACACATATATGATAAATTAAACATATAAAATTCAGGATCAAAATTGCTCAAACCATATTTTGTTTCATCAAGTTTAACAAATACATTTGATTCAAACAATTTTTGAATATATTTTTTTGTTAAACTTGATGATTTAATTAGAATTTCATACATACTTTTTAATTTTAAAACAGTATTTGGAGGCAATTTATCATTAAAAGATGATGGTATTTTTAAATCTAATGTTTTAATGAATTTTTTTAATGATTTCATATTATAAAACTTTTTTAAATCATACTTCTCTGATAATGGATATTTACAACTTATTATTTTTTTATAAATATTTATTATTGTTTTATCCATTAACAAAATATTTTCTTTTTTCTCATACATATAATCTACTATTTTTATATTTTGCTCTAATACTTCTTTTGTACATGGTGAATTTATCCCATTTAATATTAATTCTAAATCCACATAATAATTCGTATAATGATTCTGTCTTATTAAATATAATAAATATCTATATGGTGATGTCTCATATTCTAAAATACTTAATTCATTTGGGTCCGATGAATTTTGTTTATTAAAATCTTTTGCAAATGTTTTTAAATTTTCTTGATATTTGTCAAAATCAGAATAAATACCAATCATATCTAAAACTGTTAATAATTTTGGATCATCAGGTAAATTATATATTCTTTTTAAATATATTTCAAGTTTCATTATTATAATTATTAGTTAGATAAGATTTTTTTGATTTTGTTGATTTTGTTGATTTTGTTGATTTTGTTGATTTTGTTGATTTTGTTGATATAAAATTTTATATCATGAAAAATCATGATATTATTTGTTTGTATTTTTGCTTATATCATATTGAAGTTTGAAAATAAAAATATTTGCACATACATACTTTCACAGACACAAGTATGTGAGATAAAATATCGTCCAAATTAACAATATGAAAAATCCTACAAAACAAACTATATGTAATCCTATAAAAATTGTACAAACCATATCATCAAAATTCATTTCTGGACTATTTCAATGGTATGTTAAGAGTTATGATATAGTTATGATAGAGTTTGAAAATAAAAATTATTTCAATTTTTATAAAAAGTGATGTTCAAATTAATTTAAGCATCAGTTTTCTCTAACTTTCTCTAACTTTCTCTAACAGTGGCATAGAAAAACCAACAAAATCAAGAGCAAAGTAGAATGATACCAGCCAAGATCACCATGATAACAAACATCATGAAA